CGTTGCTATCTGCCCCCGTCACGCTTTCGCGTTGGTAGGGGTTGATGCGAATCCATCGACCACTCTCCGAGTCACAGGTGAATGGGTTGTCACCCGCCTCGATTTGCTCCACGAACCACTCGAGCGGTTTGAACGTACCGTGACTGCCGGGTCGGTGTTTGCCATCCTCTCCCTCGGCGGCTTGCGTGCAGATAGAGATGATTTCACCCGGCAGAAACGCGGCCTTGAGGAAGTCCACCGTCGAGTTTCGGTCGATGTTCGGAAGGTCAACGGGTGGGAGTGCATTGCGGCTCACGATAAACCGACCAGTCGGGGAGATGGTTTGGTGCGAGGTCTCCAGCTTCGCCCCTCGCGGCGTTGAGTGCGGCTTTGACTCGGCTTGTGAGAGCTTGTGATCCAACTCCCTCTCCGACCACGGCGGCGAGCACGTGAGATTCCACTCGCCGAGGATGGCCATCGCTTCGGCTCGGTGGAGTGCGAAATCATTCACCAGCACTCTCGCGAGGTCGTAGGTGGTCGAGTGACCACCCTGACCGCTGACCGCGCCCGGCACCTTCGCGGCATAGGCCTTTGCCCGTTCGTATGGGGTCAGCATTTGTTCGCGAGTAGGTGACGGAGTTTGATGTTCTCGGCGACGAGTTCGGCGATTATTTCGGACGGCGAACCGTTGGCCATTAACTCATCCCTGATCGGTGCGACCGTGCTGTGACTCGGCAGGAGGCCGATGCGTCGCGCGGCCTCGGTGACTAGTTCCGACCGCATCGAGACGGCGAGTTCGGAGAGCATCCCCGCGAGGATGCCGTTGGAGATGGTTTCGAGACTCATTGCTCAAAAGACATTTCCTGCTGTTCGCGATGGTTCTTTGCCGACTCGAGGTTTTTTACAGCCTGTTTGTAGTAGGCTGATTTGAGTTCGACTCCGATTGCTTTGCGATTATTGATCACCGCCCCGTAAACCTCACTACCGACTCCCATAAACGGGGTGAAGACGACCTCTCCGGGATTTGACCAGAGGACACAGGCGCGTTCGATAACATCAAGCTGCAACGGGTGAACGTGACGCTCATCGTCGGGTTCCCGGCTCTCTCGGTAAGGAAGAACTCGGTCGATGCGCACATCATCCCAAAAACTGCTCGCATACTGACGCCAAATCCAATGACTGAAACGGTTCTCAGTCTGTTTACCCTTGTGCCCTTTATACTGCTGAAGCTCATGCGGAATCACTCGCTCTCCAGCATAAGAGTGAAGGCCAGTGGGATGCGCGACTGGGATTTGATTTTCGCCACGGCGACGAAACATCAACAGGTAATCAGCCCCAGCGACATCGCAGAGGGTAGAATCTTCGACGATTTGAGCGTGCGCTAATCCCTTAGCCATCGTGCGCAATCGAACCCCGAGCGGTTCTTTCCAGATGGCCCGTCGGCCACAGAACTGCCACCCATGCTTTTCGTGGAGGCGAATGATGTCGCCGGGGAAGTCAATAAGACCTGTGCCAACATTGGCCCCGCATCCCATCCTCGCCGTCTCACCGTTGCCAGTTCCGGGAACGTCCATACAATGAACCGCGCTTATGCGTCCAGCCTTGGTCAGTCTCGCAAGTTCCGCAACCACATAGCCATAATGGACGAAGAACTCTGAGTAGTCGCGGCAGTTGGATAAATCCATCGGGTCCGAACTGTAGTTGTAGAGTCCGCAAAATGGCGGCGAATAGACAGACAAGTCCACTGTGTCATCGGGAAGCGAGCGCATCACTTCGATGCAGTCTGCGTTGTAAAGTGCGTAATCGTTTGTGAGGGTTTGATCTATAACCATACGGGGTTTGTTTGTTTTTGGGTGTGTTTGTTCTGCTTAATGATGCGTAACTCGTTGTTAATGAGTTCGCAAAGTTGCTCAAACATCCGCGAGGATGCTTCTGCTTTCCTGCTTAGGTTCGCGAGGATTCCGCGCTCTCCCTCGCTCGATACCATGTCAATCTTGACGCTCTTTTGTTGGCCAAATCGCCAGCATCGACGGATCGATTGGTAATACTGCTCGAACGAGTGCGACGGGAAAAATGTCTGGTGCCGACAGTGCTGCCAGTTCAAACCGAATCCAGCGATGACGGGTTTTGAAATCAGAACTCGGATTTGACCATTTGCGAATGCTTCAAAGGTTTCCTCCTTGAAGTCATCGGAATCACTGCCTTCAACCTCTACCGCATCGGGAACGAGTTTCTCTAGTAGGTGTCCTTCATCGTTGAGGTGACACCATGCGACAGCGGGTTCTTTTGTTGCTGAGATTAGGGAAGCAACCTTCTCACATCGTTCGTTCAATGTTCGACGCCTCTCTTCTCTTTGCTCCTGCAAACTGATCGCTGGAAGGTCGAACAACAAATCCTCCCTCGGCCTTGCCGCTTGAATGACGTGCTCAAAAGTTTCAAGCGGTGGAAGTTTGTATCCCTCATCTGAGAAGCCGACATCGGAGGGTTTGCGAACCGCTCTTGCCCATGAACATACCCACCTCCAGAAGTCTCTCTCTGAGTGCCCCCGGAACCGATAAATGTTCGACCTGAACTCTTCGCTTCGGCTTAAGGTCGTTTCGGCCTTTTTGAAGAAGCGACTGAGCATATCCATGAATCCAAGTTCACCGAGTGCCTCGGCACTATTTCCCAACTCGATGTAATCGTTTGGAGCAGCGGTTGCCGTGCAGAGCAAGCGATACGGCAACTTGCGCATGAAGTCAGTCACCTCGGCTTTTATTTTGCCGTCGAAGTTTTTGAGAATGCTCGATTCATCGCAGACCACGCCGCCAAACTGTTGCCAATCAAACTTGTGTAACTGCTGGTAGTTGGTGACCGTGATAGGTGCGGCAATCTTGCCGTCGCGAGACTGTGCGGCATCGATTCCGAACTTGTGAGCCTCTCGAACGGTTTGAGCACCGACTGCTAGCGGCGTTAGGATAAGGACGGGTTTGCCTGTCTTCTGGACGACGTTTTGCGCCCACACCAGCTGCATCGGGGTCTTGCCCATACCACAATCGGCGAAGATGGCGGCTCGGCCTCGTCGGATTGCCCATTCGACAAGTGATTTCTGAAACGGAAACAAGAACTCAGGAATGACGAGAGGCTCAAAACCGAAATCCCCTTGCAGCTGTGTTTTGCCCTCGAGAAATGTTGAGTAACTCATAGCTCGAGCATCGCGGGTGGAGGTGGCAATGCGGCCCAGTAGACCACGGCGGCAGGTGCTTTGATGTTAGCCCAGCCTTTACTTAATCGGTGACTGATCGCGCAGAACTCGCGACCTCGTTCGATTGCTGCGACGATGACGGGGATGTCGCGTTTGGGTAGCTCGAGACTAGCGTCTCGCCAGTGTAGTGTAGATGTTGGTGTCATTTGTTGGGGTTGTTGTTGTTTCGGTTGCCCACCGCAACGAGGCCGACAAACACGGCCACTAGTGCGGCGGCGATTAGCCCGGCCCCGATGCGGTGGAGGTTGTTCATTTGCCGCTGAGGAGTTGGTCTAGTTGAGCTTCCCGAACGAGAGAGGCGTCGAGTTGCCGTTGAAGTTCCGCGTTGCGCCTGTGGAGCACCTGAGAGGCTTGCGGAATCATGGCCTCCAACTCCTGCACCCTCAGAGCGAGTTGCTCGGCTCGAGTGCAGTAACCTTCGGCGAGGGTCCACGGGTTTCGCTCGCGGAAGTCGGTGAGGATGCGCTGGAGTTGCGCCTTCTCCCGGTTCGGTTGCACTCCCATCTCTCCGGTGCTCGCGTCCTTGAACACGACCGTGTCGGCCATGTCGTCGAGGATCTCGGTGAGGTACATCACGATCACAGCGTGGTCGGTCATTTGAGCACCTCCTCGAGTCTTCCGATGACCGCGTTGAACTCGGTCGGGTCGATGTGGTTCAGCCTTGCAGCTGAGAGGATCGTGATGGCCTTCTCGGTCAGTTCGCTGACCTCTGGATTCTTCACGACGGCTTCAATCGTCCCAGCGTCGAGAAGCATGGAGTCAATCCACTTCCCAATGTCCCAGCCGTCGAGATCGCACCAGTAGTTCCAGTCGCGCACCTCCTGATTCACCCGCTCGAAAGCCCGTCTGAACGTGCGGCAGTGCGTCATTCGAAGGAATGCCGGGTCCGGTTTGTCGTAACTCATTCGAGCACCTCCCCGGCGTTGATGGTGGCGAGTTGCTTCGTCAGTGCCTCGATTTCGCGTCGAAGGAATCGAATCTCGAACGCCATTGATGCGCGGCTCTCGGCGGGTCGGTTCTCCGTAAGCTCATCGCGAACAATCTCGCGGAGTGTGTCGCGAAACCGCGAGGAGAGGAGCATGGCCTCCACCTCAACCCGCGCGGCCTCCCGCGCGAGTTGTGCGACTGCCTGTGTCTTGTTGACCAGTTGGTCGAGTTGTTGGGGTTGCATAGGTGGTTAGAATGGCACCTCGTCCGGTCCTTCTGCTGCGATCTCAGCGGCCTTGATCTGGTCGAGCACCTTCTGCGGGATCTGCGTGCGCCCCTTGCGCGGGTCGAGCGGTCGCACTCGGTACGCTTGGCCCTCGCTCCCGTCCTTCTTTTGGTAGGTCTCAGTGAACCCGACGAAACTCAACTGATGCCCGTCGAACTGCTTCAGGAAGTTGATGAAGTTCTGGTCCTTCGTGAAGTCGAAGTCAGCCCCATCCTTCACGTTGATTTTGGTCCCTGCGGGGTCAACGGCGGCAAGGAGCACATTGAGCTTCCAGTGCATCTTGTCCGAGTTGATGAAGTCGTCTGATGCCTTGTCGCCCGACTCCGTTACGTACTCGAGACGGATCTTCGTTTCCCCCTTCGGGGTGCATTCCAACTCTTTCGGGAATGCGATCGTGCCTCGGTAAATCCCCGGCGTTTTGAGGTACGCCGACGGGGCTGGTGCGTTGCGGTCTATTTTGAACATGGCTTAAGCGAGTTTGGCGATGAGGTCTGAAGTCCGCGCGAGAATGTCGGCTTGGACCTTTTTGTTGAGGTTGCTGAGTTTCTCGGTTCGGAAGAACTCGAGGGCATTCTGATAGTGCTCCCCGAGTGCATCACGAAAGGCTTGCTCGGGGTCCGGTTGTGGAAGTTCGGCCACGGGTTCGACCACCTGCGCGGCGGCGACTCGCTCGACTGGTGCAGGGGTGAAGTCTGACACCTCCTCCGGGGTGTACACGCCCGAGACCACGTCCGGTGCGAGCAATCGAACGGCCTCAGAGATGAGTCGCGCGGTTAGCATTTGGCGAGGGTGCCGCTTGTAGTTTTCTTTGAGTTCACCGCCCTTCCCGATGGCCACTCCCGAGGCCACCAACTCCTGCATCGTCACCTCCATCTCGAGATCATTGTCCCTGTAAATCCACCGCGCCTTAACCCGCTCGGCGGTGCGAGTGCCCCAGATGACCTTCCCACCTGCGGCCACGAACCGTCCGAGCATGGCGTCAGCCTTCATGCTGAGTTTGCCGTCCAGCAGGTGGTACGTCTGCGTGACCTCGAATGGTGTCAGTCCCGAGGTGAGGCATTGCAGAGCGAGGATGGCCCCCTGTGCGGGTTTGGTGCATCCAAACATCCCGGAAGCGGCGAAGGCCTCCCCGAGTTGCATCGCGGCCCCCACGGGGTCGGCGACGTTATTGAACAGTGTCAGTTCTTTCATGTTTTTTTCGTGTTTTATTGAGTGGTTTTCCAATCGCTCACTTCATGGCCAATCGCTCCACTATTCGAATGCCAGCGATTTCGATTTCATTCCCTTGCTTCCTCGCTTCGCGGATTTCAGATAGAATCGCCGATCTTTTTGGAGTGATTTCGACGAGGTCAGGCCTGCAAAAAGCTAACGCTCCCAGATTTTCAATTTCAAAATCCACCACTGATTTTGTCCCTGCAATCTGAACCGTTGCATTGTATTCCGCTTCCTGTGCGCGCAACGCGGCTAATCGAGCCTCAGCTTCTGCTCGCAATTTTGCTTCTTCCGCAAGTCGTCGAGCCATCTCGGTTTCCCTTGCGGCTGCTGCTTCGATCTGATGCTGTGACTTTAAATGTGCAATTTTCTCAGCATTTCGCTCATCTTCAGCCCTTTGAAGAGCTTCTTTTGCAAGTCTCTCGGCATTTGCTGCTTCATCCGCGATTCTTCTTTTCTCGCGCTCAATAGTTGCGACTTCTTCGCGTGCCTTTCGTGCTGCTTCTTCCGCAAGCTTTCGTGCCTCTTCTGCTGCAAATCGTTTCTTACGTTCTTGTTCTGCGGCAAATGCTGCAACCGCAGACGACAGACGCTTTTCCTCACTGGAAACCGCTTCGCCAAACAATGCTGCTGCCTCGTCAATCTTCCGACCTGCCTCTAAGATAGGTTCCTTTGTCGTTTTACGGCTTTTTTCAAGAGTTGTCCGAAAGTTTGCGAGTGATTTGCAAACATTCCTTGCTCGGATTACATCATTTTCCGATTCAACGGATTGAATATGCTGCGCTTGCGCAATAAGTTCAGCCTTAAAGCTTTCGGCCTCAGGTGTGATACTCAGCGCAAAAGCTTGTTCTGTTAGTGTTAGTATGTGTTCCATGTGTTTCTGTTTTGGTTGTTTTTACCGCTCAACCTGAGCGGCGAGGATGAGCAACGCATCCGCGTTGTTCAAAGTGACTTTGACCGAAGGAAATCGGCGTTGAGCTTCTTCCTTGAGTCGATTCTTCCAGACCCTTTGTTCTTCTCCGGGTCTCTTTGCAAATCCGATGACCTTCTGCCACTTCTTCGGCGGCACCATAAGGAGTGCGAAACCCAGCGACATCGCGACGCCTTGAATGAACCCCACGTTCCGGTGCAGAACCGCGAGCGACGAGTGCCCCGCGCCGAAGATGGCCTTCGCGGGAAGTTCCATCACGATCGTTCGCGCCCCCGATGCTTGCAGGTTTCGCAGGGTGCTGATGATGTCGCCATCGGTCTCGGGCATCCTAACAGCCCGTGGTCCGTCGGTGTCCTGCCAAGCGATTCCCCCGTTAACGCCGGGGTCTATAGCGATCGTGCTCATGAGATTCTGATGATGGGTTTGCGGTTGCTGCGTTTCTTCTCGGGTGAGCAGAGTAGACATAAGCGTCTCCCCTGCACTTTCGGCACGGGTCCCGAGCATCTTCGGCACCGAACCCCCGGAAGGATTGCAACGTGCAGATGACTGCTTTTTAGGAGCAGATAACGGCCTGACTCGATGGCCATCTCCACGGCGTCAGCGTGGGTCGAGAGCAGGGTGTTCAGTTCTTGGTTCATTCTTCCACCTCCCCGAATGCTGCGAGAAAGCCCAGTGTGTAGGAGATGAGGAGCAGAGCACCGAGTGCCAGTTGAAACCAGACGATGTCAGTCTGGCTGATTGCGACGGCGTCGAAAGAGGCCATCGCGAACAGTGGGAGTGCGAGTTGTTTGTCGGTCATGGTGTGGTTATGGTTTGGAGTTGTGCGCCCCCCGTGGGGGGCGCGGTGTGGTTCAGATTGCAGCTTCCACGCTTTTCGCGAATGCGGCGAAATCGCTATCACTCAACCGGATTTCGAGTTCGTTGAAAGCCGCCTCGAACACCATAAACTCGCGGTCGCTGTAGCTTTTCCTCAAGGACATCACTACATCTTTGAGGGTGTCGATTGAGAGGCTGGAGATCATTGCTGTGAGTGCGTTCATTGTTTGTCTTTCGTTGGTGTTGTTCGTCTCAGGCAACCGCGCCCTCAACTGCAACCAGTAAACCACACCCCCAGAACGGTTGCAAATGTTTTTTTCTTTTTTCTTCATGCCTCACAACTGCCTTGTGTCGCAGTAGTTTACAAAGCAAACGGGACCGCCAACCCTCACGTCAGCGGCCCCGCACAACCCCAGACAAACACGTCTGAAGGAAAGAATCGTCCCAAACTGCGCGAGGCTGTCAACAGTCTGCTCTAAAGCTCTTGCACGTAGTCGGTTATTTCGGAAAGTGATTTCCGAATGACTGCCCTCTGCTCTTGCGTAAGTGCATCGCGGTCAACCTTCTGCGCCCAACGTCGGAACCCTTGCGCGACTCGTTCAACGGTCGGAACCTCCTTGAGATGAGGGGTTTTGCATTGCTGGAATCGGTACTTGGTTTTGTTCCACTGCGTCTCGGGGAGCGATAGCCACGCCTGAATCTCCGTTTGCAGTTTGCTGAGGTTCGCGGCGGTCATCCCGAGGTCTTGCGCGGCCTCGGCGAGAGTAGACCAGCCGATGAGGCTCTGGAGGTCGGCGGCAAAGCAGAGCGCAACCGTCTTGGCCTTCGCATCACCCGGTCCCATCAACCACGCGAGCACTCGATGCAGAAACATCCCGCCTGTCCGGGTGTCCACGGTTGCGGCGACCTTGGCCATCTCGGATTCATGCCATTGCGAGATTGCGCGAGCAGTCTCAATCGGGATGCGAAATAGGTCGGCCAGAATCTCGGCGGGAGAGTCCAGTTCGCTCGGGTCGAACGTCCAGAGCGCATCCTGCTGCGCGGCGGCTTTTTCGGTGGTGTCGGGGATGTAGTTCACGCTAAAGCACTCTCAAACAGAGAAGCTTCTGCGTCACGCCGTTTCTGGAGTCCGGTGGTGTTCGGCCACAGTCGCTTCATCGACCTGATGAGGTCGGGAACCTCGCGGAATCGTCCGAACTTTAGAGCATTCTGGATGCTGACCATCTCCGAGCGACGGTCCCCCGAGAGCGATGCGCCACGGTTGAAGACCAGCGACACCAGAGCATCTCTCGCGGGTTCCGGGAGTGTTTCAGCCTGCGGGTAAATGCGCAGGGTTTGAAGGTAGAACCGAGGGACTGTGATTCGCTCGAACACGTCGAGAGCCTGACGCCACGTGATCTCGATGGATCTCACGGCCTCGCGTGAATGAAGCCACAGGCGAGCGGCCTCTCCACGGATCCCGAGTGCACCCCTGAGTAGATCAACCGAGGTCTCCGCGAGCACTGGTCCCCATGCCTCTGCGAACTGTTGCTCGGTGTTGTAGCCAAGGTCGAAACCGACACCGATGGTGACGCCCGACTGCTCCCCCGGCCACGTGGGACGAGAGAGAAACTTGCGGAAGTAGTCCTCCCCACCACCGACTTCGTAGTCGAGGAGAAGCTTTAGGCCTTCGGGTGAGAGGTTCATTTGCGCAGTTCTCGGATGAGTTGAATGGTTTTGAGCACCGTGTAGACGAGTGCGGCGGCGGCGGCTCCGATGCTGACCAGTTGGTGAACCTCAGTCAGCCCGAGCATCAGTGCGGCGAAGTTTACCGCTGGAACGACGAGGAGATCGTGCGGGTTTGTTTGGTCGAGGTTCATCGGCTTTTGGTGGGTGTGGTTTGACGAACGTGACGAAGTGCCACGCGGCTGCCACGGCGAACGTCACGCCGAGGCCAATGTTGAGAACGATTTCAGAGACCGGAGGAGTGCTGAAGGTGACGATGTTGAGCATCGCACCGACGGCCACCAGTGAGAGCCCCCCTTTGAGGAGTCGCGCGAGCCACGGCGAGCGATAGATGGCCGACTCGGGACGACCGAACACGAACACCACGAACGCCACGCCCCCGGCGGCGATTAGCGCATTAGCGGCCCCGTTTGCGAGGGTGAGGAGGTTCGGGTTCATCTGTTATTGTGTGTGGTATCAACTTCCGCGACGCGTACTCGACCGCGCGGAGTCCGACGAATCCGAGCAGGAATGCGATCGCGTACTGTGTCCGCTCCCCCTCGACCTTCACCAGCTGCACGACGACGGGTGTGAGGTAGTTCGCGGCGGCGGCCCCAGCGACGAGTGAGGAGATGGTGCTCCCGAGATTCCTCGCGGCGTTGCGCCCCGTGGTGAGCACGGCCCCGAAGAGTCCAGCGGCCAGAAGTGCGATGTCGATTCCGTACTCTTTCAGGTTCATTTTCTCTCAGGTGGTTTGTTCGGCGTTGCTGCGCTCCCGTAGTAGAACGAGACGACCATCCCCCAGGACGTCGAAAGTGACCCGATGAGCATCGTGATTCCTGCGTTGTCCCAGAGGTCGAAGTGCCCGGTGAGCAACCCGGCGAGCACTGCGAAAAATCCGAGGGTGATTCCGAGAGCGAGGAGTGCTGGAACCGATGAGTTCAAACGCACCTGCATCTTCCTCGCGCTGTCACGGTCCTCGGTTGCGAGTCGCTCGAGGTCGATGTCCAGTTCGCGCATTCGGATCGCAAGTTGATTGTCGGCCTCGCGGAGTGCGGCCACCTGTTCGCCCGTGAGCGTTCCCGCGTCGAGTGCGGTTTGAACCTTTTGAAGAGTCGGATCGGAAAGCCCGATCGCCTTGCCAACTGCTTCAACGGCCATGCCCCCGAGCGGTCCCCCGAGAGCGCGGCCAATGGTCGGCAAAAGTGCTTTCCAATCGAACTTCATAGCGTCTGATTTTGGAGTGATGAGTAGTCGAGACCGTAGCCAACCGACCACTCGCGGTTGTGATCTTCATACCAGCCCGCGCCTTCGTGGATGTCGCGGAAGTCGGCGAATGCTCGCTCGAACTTTGGTTTTACTGCCTCGAGAGAGAAGTTTGCCCTCGCGAACCTGACCATCTGCTCGCGGTCGATTTTGTAACCCAATCGGATCGCGCGGAGGATGTCGCCCATGGTCATGCAGCGGAACCCGTTGACCCCGTCCACGATGTACTCGGTCATCGCTCCCATGTCGGTGCAGATCGGAACGCACCCAGAGAGCATCATTTCAACGGCGGTCCCCCCAAAGGGTTCCCAGTAGGTGGAGAGGAGGAACCCGCACTGCGCCTTGGCCATCAACTGCTTTCGCTCCTCGATGCCGACGTAGCCCACAAACTCGACGTGGTCCGGCCATTCCGCGAGTCCGATGGAATGCGGCCCACCTTGTCCCGCGACCACCAGCTTCATCCCCATCCTGCGCGTCGCGTCGATTGCAAGGTCGAGGCCTTTGTTCGTGCCGATGCGCCCGATGAAGAGTGCGAAGTTCTCGCGCTGCTGCGTCGTGTCGAAGTTTCGAACGTCGAAGTAGTTGGGGACCACCCGCCAGTACCATTTCGGGTTGCAGAACGAAACGCCGTCAGTGCCAACGTGCGCGGCCCGAAGCGGGTAAGATTCGTAACACCGATAAGGTGCGAATGCGTAGCCATTCCCGATTCCCGGCTCCACCACGATCAAGTCTTTGTCAGCGTTGGCGATGTGTGTCGCTTCCTGCGTGCCTCCCCAGAACGCGAGCACCAAGTCTGATTTGGTCTTGCGGCGTTTGATGGCCTCTCCCGCGTGAAGGTTGAAGACCCTGTGCGCGAGATCTTGCGAGGAGTGTTTGAACTGGTTTTTGCGCCAGTCGTGGTCTCCGTAAGTCTCCTTCAGCACGTCGTTTGATGTGACGTTGACGTGTTCGTGTGCAGCGGTTTGGGAGTCGGGGTGCCCGTAGTGAATCGTGCGGTATTCGGTCGAGTCCTTGAACATCTCAAGGAACTTCAGAACCTTCTGCGTGAATGCGCAGGCTGAGTAGTCGGGGTGGGTGACGGTGTGAGGAACGCTTAGGCAATGGAGAGTTGTCATGGTCCTTCAGCCTAAGCGTTCCTCTGCCTGTTTGACTAGGTGTAGTACGGCAAGAACTTGCCATCACCCGCGTCGAGCCATCCTGCGGGAGACGAGGTGCTGCTCGGAGTGCCGCTCGCCACCGAGTAGTTCGGCCCCGTCGCGCCAGTTTCCCCGGTTGGACCTGTTGGCCCGTCGTTTCCAGCGGGTCCTGTTGCTCCTGTTGCTCCTGTTGCTCCTGTTGGCCCGATTTGGTTTGCGTCGGAACCCGGTGCGCCCGATGGACCAGTTGGACCTGTTTCCCCCGTTGGCCCTGTCGGTCCGGTTGGACCGTCAATGCCGTTTGTCCCGCTCGGCCCCGTTGCACCTGTCGCACCGACATTCACGGTCGCCCAGAATGTCGGGGAACTGTCGGGTTGATAGTTGAAGTTCGTGGTCAGTGATACATAAACCACACCATTGTAGACAGCTAACTCGCCCTGCAAATAGGTGATGGTTGCAACCCAGTTGCCCGTCGTGTTAACTCGGACCCAGTAGTTGGGTTGCTCCTCGGGGTTGAAGCTCGTGCTGCTCTGCGTCGCCCGATAAAGGTAGTTCCCTTTCCAAACGAAATCCCCAGCGGTGTAGCCAACAGTGTTGTCCCATGCTGCAATCCCTGACCCGGTTCCACCAGAACCCGGTGCGCCACTTGGCCCTGTCTCGCCCGTTGCCCCCTTAGCACCAGTGACCTGCACCGCGAGCACGTCGATCACGACGCCGTTTGCGGGTGCGGTCGGGAAAACGATCTTCGAGTTTGCCTGAGTCGAACCCGTGATGGTGAACCCACCGTTGGTTTCGTCGGGACGTTGGAACACCCCGCCAACGTAGACGAGATACCCTGCTTCATCGTTTCCGGGTCCATCCCATCCCGAGATGGGTCCGAACTCGGTGTCAGTGCCATTCCCCGTGAACCTCGGCGAGAGGATGCCACCACCGAGAACCACGCCCGTGGCACCCGTTGCTCCCTGCGCCCCCGATGGTCCCGGTGCACCATCAAGTGCAACCGTCCAACTCGAGAACTCACCGCTTCCAGCGATGACCCGCCCGACGTCCACCGAAAGAACTCCGGTCTGCGAATCGTACGCGGTCACCACACCCGTCATGCGAGCGTCCACCGAGTTCGCGATGATGACCTGTTGGCCAATCGACAGCTGCAAACCAGCGGCGACGGTGAGCGTCTTCGAGCCCGTTGTGAGCGAGAGGGTCGTCGTTGATGCGGAAGTGTAGCGGTCACCAGCTGCGCCTGTTGCACCCGTTGCGCCCACACCAGTCGCGCCTTGCGGCCCAGATGGACCAGCCACACCAGTTGCTCCTACGGGACCAGCGACACCTTGCACCCCCTGCGAACCTGTTGCGCCAGTCGGCCCCGCTTCGCCCGTCAATCCCGTTGCACCCGATGGCCCCTGTGGTCCCGTCGACCCTTGGTCACCCTGCACGCCCTGAAGCCCACTTGGTCCGGTCGGCCCTTGCGCTCCCGTCGGTCCGGTAGGTCCAGCGACGCCCGTTGCGCCGTCTGCACCTGCGACCCCACTCGCGCCTGTTGGCCCTTGTGGACCCGTTGCGCCAGATGCTCCTTGCGGCCCCGTCGCGCCAACTGCACCAACTGCGCCCTCGAGGTTAATGGTCCACGATGCGTAAGTGCCCGATCCGGTGTGATTCGCTACGTCGACGACCAATGCGCCCGTCGTTGAGTTGTAACTCGTCACGACCCCGTGCATATGTGCCGCTCCTTCAGACTCCGCGATGACCACAGGTTGCTGGATCGTGTAGCTCAACCCAGCTGCGACCGTGAGTGTCTTCGAACCGTTCCCGACGAGCAAAGAGGTCGTCGAGGTGGTCGCGTATTTGTCGCTTTGCCCAGCCACGCCAGTTGCCCCTTGAACGCCTGTTTGACCAGTTGCCCCCTGAACCCCTTGAAGTCCGGTTGCTCCTTGTGCGCCAGTCGGCCCCTGTTGACCAGTTGCCCCTTCGATTCCGGTTGCACCCGTTGCGCCCACACCAGTCGCGCCTTGCGGCCCTTGCTGACCTGTTGCACCGATCGCACCTTCAACCCCCTGCTGTCCTTGCAATCCCGATGGCCCTTGCGCCCCCGTTGCACCGATCGGCCCCGTCGCTCCAACTGGTCCTTGAATCCCTTGTGGTCCTTGTGCACCTTGTGCGCCCGTTTGCCCTGCGGCACCCGTTGCACCTGTCAGCGCGGTCTGTGCCGCGCTGTCGATCATGTCGAGTTTGATTTTCGTTAGTTCTTGTGGCATAAAGTGTTAGTAAGTGACTTGAACAGAGACCTTGCACCCGTCAGGGATCGCTTGGCCGAAATAGATAATGCCTTTCGGTGCGGCTGAGAACTGGATGTCGTAGGCTGTTGGAGGCTGATGAACGCCCGACACCGAAACAATGTAAGCTGCTGAGGACGTCGGGAATGTGTCACCCTCTTCTCCGTCTGGAAAGAGGGGTGAAAATGATGATACTTGCCCATTTCCAAGGAACTCCACCGAGTGATACGTCCCAGCGAACGAACCGCTTCCACCTCCACCTCCGGTCGGCTTGTTGATTAGGTCGTTGTAGTCGCCACTCTTCGCAACCGTCGCGAGTTCGAGCGTGGTCCGTGCAGCGGCGGGTGTTGCGGCGGTGAGAAGTGCCTTGCCCGTCGCCTCCGCGTCCTTGAGTAAGTTGTTCGATACCTTGGTCATACGGTGTAGTACGGGACGAGTCGACCTTGGCCTGCGTCAAAGTAACCGTAAGGCACTGCCGTTGTGGAAGGGACTGATGTTGTTGCTAGCCAGTTGGGTCCGGTCGGTCCAGTCGGTCCGGTTGCACCAGTTGCTCCGTCGGTTCCATTAAGTCCCGGGAATCCGGCAGGACCCGTCTCACCGGGCATTCCGGTTGCGCCTGTTGCACCTTCACCACCAGTCGGTCCAGTCTCGCCACTCGGACCAGTTGCGCCGGTTGCGCCAGTTGCGCCGGTATCCCCCTTTGGACCAGTCTCTCCAGTGTCTCCCTTTTCACCCTGAAACCCCTGCACGCCGATTGAACCGTTTTCGCCGGGAGGACCTTGTGGACCCTCTGGTCCTTGTGGTCCCGGGAGTCCTATTCCCGGCAGGCCAGTTGCGCCCGTTTGCCCTTGCAACCCCATCACGCCAGTTGCGCCCGTTTGACCAGTTAACCCTGTCGGTCCCGGTGGACCACTCATCGACGCGAGGAACTCCCATCCATTGCCCGTCTTTTGGTAAATCGTAACGAACTTTGCTCCTCCCACTTCATACCCTTGCTCTCGGTAATAGATGTCTCCCGGATCCCCTAAACTCGCTGACGGCAAAGTGTTTCCTCCGAAGTACTGCGCCCCGGCAGGACCCGTTGGACCAGTCGCCCCGGTTGCTCCCGTCGCACCGTCGTATCCCGCGGGACCGTTGGCACCCCTGCTCGCGATGAGATCCCAGAAGAGAGAAGAGGTCGATGGAACGTCGCCGACGTTGCCACCGTTGGCGTCTGAACGATACCAGAGTTGACCCTGATAGGTGGCCAAATCGCCGACGGCGTAGGCTGTGCCAAGGTCGAATGCGCCCGTGTAGTTCCACAACGCACTAACACCCGATGCACCCGTTGGTCCGGTTGCTCCGCTCGGCCCGGTGGCGCCACCCGGTGAACCCGAAGGTCCCTGCAATCCACTTGGCCCCGTTGCGCCCGTCGCACCACCGGCAGGACCAGCGATGCCTTGCGCCCCGCTCGGCCCTGGAATGCCTGTCGCGCCGATAGGACCCGTCGCCCCGCTCGGTCCAGTTGACCCGGTCGCACCGAGTCCTCCCGCTGGTCCTTGCTCTCCCGGAACTCCACTTGGTCCTGCGGGTCCCTGCGCTCCTGCTGGTCCCTGTGGCCCCATCACACCACCTGACGCGATGAGGATGTTGATCTTCTCTCCGCTCGGCGGCGGGGTGGTAAATGTCACCACGCCATCGGTGACCGTGTAATCGGTTCCTGCGGTTTGAAAGACTCCACCAATGGCCACGATGAAGTGCGCATCGGTCGAGTCCGTCGAGGTGGTGGTGAATGCCGTTTGCGATCCGTTTCCGTCGAAGGTGAACTGATTGAGAGCGAACGACGGCGACGATGCTCCCGCCTGAATCGTCACCCAGTCCGTCCCAGCGGCGTTCGGAAAGGAAAGAGTTTGGTCGGCGGTGTTTACGAGCAGAACACCCGAGGGAATCCCCGTAATCGGTGGAGCCCCCGGAGTGCTCTTTCGAAGTTGTCGAATGTAGTTCGGCATTTTGGCGGTTTAGATTTCGCCACAATCTATGGAAATGCCTGCGCCTGCTGCAATGGTCTTCGATGCGGCAGTGATTCTGCCGTAAGTGTCAACCGTGAACACCACGCCGTCAGTCGTTGCAGTGACTCCCGATGTGGCAAGGTCAACTCCGTCAGATGAGACTGCGATGCGGGAAGATGAGACGGTTTTGACCGAAAGGGTCGTGCCGCTCTTTTGTAGACCATTCCCTGCGTCGGCCACGCCTGCGCTGGAGAACTGAGAGAAGGTCAGCGCGGTCGTCCCGATCGTGATTGCGCCAGAGGTCGAAAGAACCCAACCCGTAGACCCGTTCATGGTTCCCTGCTCGATGAAGACGAATGACCCCGCCGAGAACTCGGTGCCTGAGTCCGCATCGGTGCGACGAGTCAGGATGAATGGCGAATCCTCACCACCTGCTGCGGTCACTCGATAGAGACCATTCTGCAAAGCGGCGGCCTGATTCTTAACCAGCACCGATTCACCCACGGCGAGCGTGTGCCCGTCGATGAGAAGTCCGACGTTGTTGTTGGACGTGAGCGTTGCACCCACTCCGCTGGATCCGTTGTTGTACGCGACGGAAGGAAGTGGTTCGGTCGTGGCAACGTGCGCCGAAGCTTTGACGTCGAGGCCTTGCGCGACGTCGTCGACGTACTTCTTGGTCGCCAGATGAGCATCTGCGGTCGGCGTAGCGTTTGACGAGATGCGACCGCTCCCGAGGTTCAGATTGAGCGAAGAGTCGAGAATGACGACCTTGCTCGCTGCACCCACACCCTCGGTGATTCCAGCGAGTTTATTGAGTTCCGTGGTCGTGACGGTTGCCCCGTCGAGCTTGTTGAGTTCTGCGGCGTCGGCGGTCACTTGGGTCCCGCCGATTTGCAGCACTCCCGTGTGGTTCACCGTGCCGCTGAAGGTCTTGGTGCCTGCAATCGTTTGATCTCGGTTCGCCTTGGTCACCATCCCCTCGGATGATGCGTTTCCCTCCCCGCCGATGGGGACGATGTCACCCGTCGATTTCTTGATGAGGAGTTGATTGTCATACTCCTGCCAGAGAAGTTCGGCGGTTTGAAGCGTGACGCCAGAAACCCCCGTCGAGGAGATGCGGCGTTTGAGTTGAATGGCGTTTGGCATGGTCTTTTATTGGTTAAACTTGGCCCCCGTCGACTTTTACCCCGAGTGCCTCAAGGGTTGTGTAAGTGGTGACACCGCTGATGACGCCGACGATGTTTCCGTCAACGCCTGTGCCTGCAATCGCGGCTCCTGCACCGATGTTTGCACGCACCTGCGCTTGCTGGGGAGCGGTCAATGCTTGCGGGGTGAACAATACAACCGACGCGGCGATGTTCGTCGTGTCGAAAAAAGGGAGGCTGACAGGTTGCGATGCGCGGCGGTTCGTGTTCTCGACCTTCCACCGAAGTGCTCGCGTGGTCGTCAGGTTGCCGTTGTAAGCCCACGCAATCTCGGCCTGAAGAACCACCGAAGGAACGTCGGCCACCGTCTCATCTCCACCAGCGACGAGCACCGTGACCCCGTATCCTGACGACCGAGAGTGCGGTGCCGAGCGTTGGCCAAAGGTCGATGCGGTGGCGGTGACGATGTCGAGTGCTGACGATGCGACGAAAGAGAGGTCAGCGTCGAGTGCTGCGGCGATTTTGGTGGCAATCCCCGCTGCATCTTCGGTGCCGAGAGTGGTGACCTTGATGAGTCGGCCACCTGCTGGAGTTTCTGGTGCAGCGGTCGATGCGCCACCCATCCAAACGCGAACGGGCCCCACGGCGTCTGCGAGGTCGAAATAGACTCCTGCTGCGGTCGAGGATGTCGTCTGGATTGCGACCACCTCGGCGGCGTCGTATGGATCCACACCGAGAAGTCGGTCGATGCCACCGCTCGCGGTGTTCAGTGTCGCTCGATAGTCGACCACCTGCCCCGTCACCGTGCGGGTCCAGCTGGAGAAGGAAAGGAGAGGGTTTGCATCGAACTGACCCTTGGGTTTGACGCTCAACCGCATTCCGGTTGAACTGCCCATGTCGACCGTGGTGGTCGATGCGATCGTGTTTCGAAACTGGATTGATGCGGGAATGACGTCGCCGTTTCGCAGCAAGACCTCCTGATCGTCCGAGCGGCGTAATCCGCTGACGTAGATGAGTCCAGAATCAAGAGCGACGGTGAGCGTGAGCATCCATCTCTGCGCCCGTCATCAACTGTGAAGTCCGATGATTTGGTGACCTCCGGTCTGCTGAGAAACGGTGAATCCCCCCCCGTCGTTCGCGGTGATGTAAGCAAGAACGATTTTGTACGCTACTGAGTCCGGTTGCTCGTCGGCGGTGAGAAGGGTGTCCATGTCCTCGATTGCGAGGGACGGGAAGCTGACGCCCGATGATGTGGTGTCGCTGAAGTTGCCTGTGACGTTCAGCACCACTCTCTTCGCGTCAGCTGCTGCACCCACTTCCTCCTTCGGATAGTTGACCACCGACTGCCCATTCACGGTGCCCCATCGCACCCACACCTTGTAAGTGGTCGCCTCTCCGACGGTCTCGGATTCAACGGTGACCTTGAATGGGTAGTTCCCTGTGCCTGTGGATCCACCACCTCCCGAGGTGATTCGCTTCTTGAGCGAAACAAACTGCCCCCGAGGAGTCAGCGATGCAGTGATGTCCGGGGTGTTTTGAATCACCAACCTCGGCAGGTAGTCGATGATGGCGTTGATGGCGGTGGCGATTGAGCCCCCTGATTTGAGTCGTGGAATCATAGACATCCCGGTGGTTCCTCTCTGCTGTCGAATGTTGCGGTCTCCCCGCGAAATGATGTCACGGGGTTAACTGGTCGCATGAGAACCCCGAATGGCAGCATGAACGCCGACTGCCGTGGGTAGTCGTTGCGAAGAAGGTTTGTCTCGTCTCTCCCCGGGTAGTCAGTTCCGGGAGGATAGCCAAACGCGTCACGGTTTGTGAGGGTGAACCCGTAAGGTTCCCACGGTGCGAAACCCTCAGCTGGAGGACATCGTGGGACCGAGACCACGGGGACGACTTGAATCTCCGAGTGCCAGAAACTGAACCTCTGATCGGCTCCGTAAACTCCACCGATGTCTGTTTCGAGCGGAACGGCTCCGATCCCTTCGAGAGTCGAGTCGTCGAGTTCAAGGGAGTATCCACCACCCGGTGAGATTTCGTGAACGTAGCCCACGAGGATGTCCACCTCGAAGTCCATTTGATACTCGCGAGGGTCCCACGGGTTGACCTGCTCACCCGGTTGCGGGGTGTACGTTGGTGTTCCTGAAGCGACAATCTCGGATGCTGAGATGCGTGACTGAGGTTCCTGCCACGTTGATTCGAGTCGAACCGGAAAGAACCACCGCTGCGTGACGAAAGACCCGTTGACCTCGTTGACCACGGCGTGTCCGGGGAGTGGTCCGAAGTTGCTGAACCCAACTTGGTCACCGTTGAACGTGCTGGATGCCTGATTGCTGAGAAAGAGATCGGTGAGCACGGCGTAGAACTCATTTGGCGGGTTCTCTGGATTCTCTGGATCCTGTGCGCCTTCGGCGTAGCGGATCGCGCGTGCCCTCATCTTCACCGTCGCCAGAATGACCTTCGATCCTCCGGTGAGTTGGAAGCCACGGTACTGCCTGCTCCCAACTTGAATCACGGGTCCACAGAGGCCCCAGTGCCATGGCGTGATGAAGTAGGTGGATGTTCCTTCAGTGATGAATGGTTCGTAGCCCGCGGGAGTCGGTTGCGATGTTGTAGAGGTGCTAGAAATCCTCGGTGCAGAGAGCGTCGTGCCGCGCGGCGTTTCGTCGCTGACAAAGTCCTTCGTCGATTGAATCTTGAGCCTGACCAACTCACGTCGAATCGCGTTGAGAGCGTCACCGATCGGCCCTCTGGTCGTCACGGTCTTCATGCGTAAATCTGCGCGGCCCACCCTCCCCCTGTGTACTGCCCGAAGTTCTCCGATGCGTTCCTGTAGAGGAGTGAAATCTTCCACTGATTTCCGAAGGGTTCGGCAGTTGCCCCCGCGAGAAGCCACGACGATGCCGTTCCCCACAATCCCGGGACGGCTGGAAAGTCGATGCGCCCGATCTTGTTCGTGACGCTTCCAAATCCCGCCCACGTGTCGAAGTAAGTCAGCTTCAGTGTCGAACCGTTCCCTGCGATGTACGATGAAACCCCGTAGAGGTTCGGCTTCTTGAACTCGACGAACCGCTTTGTGGCCAGTGAATCGCTCGATGCAATCCACACTGCGTTGGTTTCGTTGGGAGTGTCCGGTGTTCCCGCGAGTTCTTGGAATCGCGGGTGCGCGGTGACGCTCTCGGTGCCGCTGTTGGCGTCGATGCTCATCCGCTTTTTCGACGGCGAGGCATAGCTGAGAATCTTCCTCTGCTCGAACGTGGTCGTCTGCGTTGCCTCGTCGAAAGTCATGGAACGAGAGAGGATTTCCCGCTCGGAATCTGACGACATCGAATCCTGACCTGACGGCGCCACGATTGACTCGACCACGTTCCCCTTGAACACCCATGTCTCGGTTTTGATGACGTTGCCCCACTCGTCCTGCTCGAACGCCTGTGAAACTTTGACGGTGTTGTCGCCTCGGAAATAGGTTGCTCCGTTATTGGTTGGCATGGCTAGGAATAGAGGTCAGATGACCAGTTCGGTGCTCCGAGGAGTTGAACCCCGATTTTCCACGCTCCCCCGTTCTGCTCCTGTTGCACCGAGGTCGCGAGCAGAGAGAGTCCATTGATCATGGAGAAGTTGGGAATCGGCGGGAGTGCGTAGACGTTTCCGGGTTGAATGCTGAGGCTTGCGGAATCACTCATCCACTCGAGCGTGAAAGTCCACTCTGGTGCCAAATAGGTTGTGATTCCCGCGAGTTGATAGTCGTCCCTGAACTGCACGAACCGATTCACGCCGTCGATGGTCTCCCAGATGGCGTTGTCAGTGTTCGGTGTGTCGGCTGTTCCAGCCCAGTCTGAGAAGTCCGGGTGAGCGGTGATGGGTTCGTTGGTGATTGAGGCCTCGACGGTGACGAAGTCTTTCGAGAATGCCTTGCCACGATACGACGCCTCAGTGGTTCCGAGGCTTTCACTGAGCACGTCCGAAAGTTCGCGTGAACTCACCAGCACGAGCGTCGAGCTTCCGAAGGTCTTCGTGAGCGGCCATGAGAATGGAGGAGCATCTGCACTGCTTCGCGCGTAGCGGTGACGATAGACCACCTCCAACGCCCCACGATCGTCCACCTGTGCGGAAACTGGAAACTGTTGGTTCAAACTCATACGACGGCCACGTTGAGCGAGCCCTGTTTAACGATTGCGGCGGTGACTCCGTTGAGCCCTCGCGAGATCTCTTCCATCATCCTGCGAAGGTCTGCTTCTGGGTTGGCTTGCTGCATCGGTTGCGCGGCTTGCGCGGCTTGTTGCCTCTGCTGTTGAAAGAACGGCGCAGCGGGTGGTCCTTGAACCGGAATCTTGAGCATCTCGTCACGCTTCCGCGCGGCCTCTCGCGCCTGCACGAATCGCGGCGAGTTTGCAAACCCTGCGCCGAGTTCACCAGCTGCTCGCAGTCCGGGTTGTTGTCCCTCGAGGTCAATCATCGGCCCCCGAGGAGCGAGGTTCATCGTTCGACGACCCCCGCCGATTTTCTCGAGCGAGGTGAATGCGTCAGCGGTTTTGACTGCTTTTCCCTCCTTCTGAGCTTGCGCCTGCGCTTGCCCCTGCTTCGCCGTGAGTTCACTGGTGCTTTTAAGGGTGCTCGACTGCTCGCGAATCGCGGTGGCGTTGCGAAGTGCGGCCTCAGTCAGCTTGGCCAACTCAACGCGGAGTTTCTCATTCTGAGCTTGGAGTTTCTCGGTCGCGTTCGTCTGCTTCCCGAATCCACGTTCGAATGCAGCGAGGAGTCCCTGCCCCGGTGTTCCCTCGGCGAACGCTTCCGAGTTGCTCGGTGGAATGATTGCACCGTTCGAAAGTGACTCTTTCGTGTTGTATGTGATGCGCTTGCCCCCTGCAAAGGTCTCACGAACTTCCCCCGGGGTGAGCGGCGTCGGGTAGCCTGCGGCTTTCGCGGCCACGATCTCCTGCGCCTGTGCCGAGGTCATCCCGCTCGCTTGTGGCATGAAGCTTTGCGCGGTCTGGAATCTCTGCTGCCCTGAACTCATCCCTTGCAGAGTGCGTTGACCGAGGCCCGAGGTATTGCCCGAGGAGAAGATCGCGCCCACCAACTCTCCGAGAGCGGCTGGAATCTGTTTGATGCCCGTCAGCACGTAGTCCAGCCACGCCTTCCCAGCGTCGAGGAGTGCGGACCCGAGTGTTCCAGCGACCGAACTTGCAACCGTTCCGAGTGCATCGACAAGGGTTGCGGATAAAAGCCCACCGAGGCCCGTGAATGCGTTGCCCTCGTCGAAGATGCCAGCGATCCCCTGCAACGCGCGGACGGCGGCTTCTGTGACCTCGAGAAACGCGATTTTGCCGCTGGTCACTAGCACGTCCCAGAGAGTCCCGTTTTTAAGTGCGCCCTCGATGATTTGGAAAGCATTCACTGCGAAGTCCACGGCCTTGCCGAATCCTGCTGAGAACTGGTCGCTGAACTGCAACGCCTTCGCGGTTGCGGCGGTGAAGATGTTGCCGAGTGCGGTGCCGATCGGCGAGAACTTGCCGACCAACGTCTGCGCGAACTCGATGAGAGGTTTGAGCCCGTTTGCGGCGGCGAGTCCGAGGTTGCGCTTCACCTCCTCGACGTTGTCCGCGAGCGTTGAGAGAAGACCGTTGAGCGTCTGTCCCTGAGCGGCGGCGGCACCACTGAAGAGTCCGGTGGTGGTCATCTGCTGGAGAGCGTTGACCATGTCCTGCGCCGAAATAGACCCCGCCGTGAGTGCCTTTTGAAGTCCTGCGTCGTCGAGGTTCAGTGCCTTCTTCAACTCCTCCCCGATGGGGATTCCACGTTCGAGGAACTGGAGGAAGGTCTCCGTCTGCATTTTGCCGACCGAGAGAGTCTTGACGTACGGCTGAAGGATTTCCGCGAGCGGCTTCTTGGTGCCCGCGGCGATGTCACCGAGCACTCGAATGGTCTCTTTGAGTTGTTCCGCGGGAACGCCAGCTGCGGCGAGTCCGGCCCCTGCATTCGAGATTTCCCCGAGTTGAAAGGAAGTGGTGGCGGCGTATTTCGCCAACTCTGCGACCGCACCCTGCGCCGTCTCTGCGGATTTGTAGAAGGTCGTGAACTGAGCGACCACGGCCTCGAACTCACCAGCGACCGAGATGGATTCCTTGAAGGTGTCACCGAATCCACGAAGCGCGGCACCAACTGCTGAGACCGCACCCTGCAATCCCGCGAAGAGTGCCTGACCTGATGCGACGGCGGCGATCTGCTTTGCGAACGAACCCATCTCACCGAGTGCCGAGTTGAGGCCTTTGCGAAAGTCCGAGGTGTCAGCCCCGATGCGAATCACTGCACTGCTCATAGTTTTGAAAGTTGGCGTTCGACGTAGGTTTTCATGTCAGCGAGGACATTTGCCATCGCTCGGCTGACGATGCCTTTGCGCTCTGCGAACTGAGCAGAGTCGGGACGATTGTTGGTGATTTCGATGAAGGTGCGGAAGAGGTCGGATGATTTCGAAACCTTGGCCGAACGATGCGCACTCCCGATCTCTTGAAACTGTTTACCCTTGATTCGCCAACCCCATGCTCCCGCTCTCCCTGCGGCGTTCTCGCGTTGTTTCACCTCGGCTGACCATGCCTCCTGCGATGCGCTTCTCTGGAGTTGCGTGGTCGCTGACATCATCTTGAGCGCGGCCTTTTCACCCCTCTTTCCACCCTTTGCGACGGCCATCTTCATGCGCTCGACCTGCTGCGCGAGTTTGCTGCGCCGTTTCATCACCCGCGCCATCGTGCGCTTGCTGATCTTGAGTTGACCGTTCGCCTTCACCCGTGAGATCTCCGCGAGTGTGTCCGGTCGGGTTGCAAGTTGGAGTTTGCGTGCTTCGAACACGACCGAGCGAAACTTTTTGGCGACTGCTTGCTCAACGGTGAGTTTCGAGTTCGCCGCGTACTGCGTCAGAACGCGGTTAAACTCTCGAAAGTCCACGGTTGCACTAAGGAAGCCCATCACAAGTGTCTCCGACATCCACTGCCGACTTGATGCGGTGCCCCTGCGCCTCGAGATGCGCGGCGAAGAGTGCGTTTGCGTCCTGCATCGAAAGGGCGAGGATCTCGCGCGGCTGCCACCCATAGACGCTTGCGAAGTGGTGAACATACCGCGCGACGATTCCCGCCCGACTCAGTTTCCCGTTGCGGTGTCTCCCTCGACCGTCACCTGCGACCCCATGGCCTTCTCGATCATCTCGCGGATTTGACCAGCGATTGCGGCGAGATCCGAAAGTGGAATCGGTGGCAGTTTGAGTGCGGCCTTGAGAATGCGTGCCTTGTCGCCCCCGAGATAGGCGGCAGTTGCCTCGGCCACCTCTGCCTCCGGTGCGCTGTGCAGGTAAATAAACCCGAGAACGTCGGCCATTCGCGTGGTCGGTGCGGTGAGGATTTCGTTCCCCGTTAGTTCGAGGAGAGCGAAGGTTTGAAGGGTGAGCGGTCGGCATGGAATCCCGGCGATGGATTCCGAGGTGTTCGAGGTTCCCGTGATGAGGTGTTGGATGTCGGTTAGCATGGTTATGGTTAGGTGAAGGATTTGAAGGTTTTGAGAGCTTCGGGAAGTTGCTCGGTCGGCGCGTAGAGAATCCCGCGCCTGAGCTTCTGCCGGGTCAACTCCTGCGAGGCCTGAGCGAACGATGCAAGGGTGCTCGCGTTCTCACAGATGGCGACGCCGATGTAACTCTGCTCGGGGTTTGCGGCCTTGCGCACCCGGTTGATTTCGTCGCGAACTTCTAGGCAGGAGTGGATGATGGCCAGTTCCGCGAGAACTCGAAAGTCGATGCCCTCGGGAGTCTTCCCTCGGGTCAGCGTGAAGTAAGCGTTCGCGATGGCGTCGGCCTTGATAGCGATTTGCGGTTCCCCACCGAATCCCTTCCATGTTCCCGCGATTGCGAAGTGGAATGTCGTGCGAACCTCGGTGTCTCCGTTCGGGAGTGCTCGACGCTCGACTGTCACAGGGTTCTCTGCGTGAGGCGGGATTCCGATGGTGGCCAGTGCGACGGCGAGTCGCTGGTTTCCCGTGGTGTAGAAAGAGGTGATCATGGCAAGGTGAGAATCCGGTTTTGAAAGGAGACGCGACTTTGCCCCGTCGCTCCCGGTAACTCCTCGGGGGTTGGGTTGGTTAAGCGATTGACGCGAACGAGACCGCCGTGACGGTCGATTTCGTCATGTCTTCTGAAGATTCGACCGACTCCGATGATGTGACGAACACAGCACCCTCGACGAAGCCCGAGATGAGAGACGGCAGTGTCGCAGTGTCACCGACGTTCGGTGATGTTGCTTCGTAGGTCTCAAAGTTCACTTCGTCTTTGATGGCGTAGTAAACGACCGCACCGAATCCTCCGTTACCGTCGGGGATTTCCTTCTTGGATGAGGATTTATTGACGCTTGCGGAGGTTAGCAAGGTTGGCGCGTTGCCTCCCGTTCCGAACGTCACCGCTGTTCCCTTAATGATTTCAGCCATTTTCTTAAGTGGTTTGAGATTAGGTCAATCCTGCGTAAAGCGTCTTCGACACCGTGAGCTTTGCGACGTCTTCCGCACTGAAGGTCCGGTTGATTGAGTCGATGAACGTGCTCGTTCCTGCGGCACTTCCGATTGTCCCGGTGAAACTTCCGCTGATGTAGCCATCAACGGTGATTTCGGTCTTCAGGTTGTAGAGTGCAACCGATTGAACGTCACCGTCTGGTCCGATGATTTCCTTCGATGCCGAACTCTTCTTCGCGTTGTACTGCGTCACCAGCATCCCCGCTTGGGTCTGCGTGGTTCCGAGCGTCCCGTAGTTCAGGGAGTTTTTGTGGATTGTTGCCATGTTTTTAAGTCAGTTGGTAAGCCCATGTTTTAAAGGTGAACGAGTCCAGCTGCACCTCGTCCGCAAAAGTGGTGTTTTGATTCCCCATGACGAATCCGAGCACCTTTGCGGATCCGAAAGAGAACTGGTCGAAGTCAGCGTTGGCCACTGGATTAAGGAGTGCGGCGAGCACATTCTGCCGAATCTCTGCCGACTCTTCGGCGGTGTAGGCATTGCGGTTGACGCGAAGGATGGCCTGACCGTCGAGGATGAAGATTCGCGACCCGGCGACCAGTTCGCGTGCGATCTCAACGCCCACGAAGATGGATGCGGTTTCCTTGACCTCGTCGGTGTCCGACGTGAGCACCTGCAACGTCGCGAGGTCGTCGTCGGCCTTCATGGCCTCGACGATTCCGGTGGCGACATCTGCGAGGAAACTGCTCATTGATCCTGACGAACTAAGAACTCGAGAATGGGGTTCTCTGGCAAACTCTTCACCGTGAGCACGCGATACTTCATCCCGTCGATGGTGAACTGATTGCGCCGAGGGTCCCCACCTTTGCCGAACTCATCAAACGCCGTTCGAGCGATCCGCACCGTCAACTCTCCACCGACGTTCACGCCTCCCTCTTCCGGGAGGGTCGTGTATTCGCTTTCAGAGACCACTGCCTGCACGGTCTCCCCGTTGAGCAGGACAGACGCGCCCATGTTGTTCGCGGCGTTGGCGAATGCTCGGCTGAGTGCGTTGGCGAATGCTGCCTTCATGCGTACGCGATGAACTCGAGCCCCTTGCCCTTGATCTGTGGCAGGAGACCACGCTCATCGTAAATGCCTGCACCCTTCGGAATGATGGTGTCCGGTGGCAGTGCGCTGCCCATCGTGGCGATCGGCCCCGAGTCCGAGTGAACCTTAGGCGCGAGGACTAGGAGACCAGCTTGGATTCCGTGAACCCCGGTGTACCGCTGAACCTGAGAGACGTCTGGAACCATAAAGAAAAAGGGGAGACGGGGTGACCCGTCCCCCCCTTTGAATCCAATCACTTAGGCGATCGTGATCAACTCACCAGCGGTCGAGTCAACGACCTTCTCGGCGGTGTGTTGACGCACCCGAATGACACCCGAGCGACGTGCTTCGTCGCGGTAGGTCTCCACCGTGAACAAGTCGCTGGAGTCAGCGGACCACGTCAGCGTGCGGCCTGCGCCACCTGCTACAAAGTCCCCGCCCTGCACGTTACCAACCCACGCGTAGTTCGAGCCCCAGATGAACCCACCAGAGAATGCCTGACCCTTTTTCGAGGAGTCGCTCGCGGCACTCGCCACTAGCACATTCTGAAGGTTCAAGTTCTGAGCGATCAGAGCGGCGTCGACGTTGCGAAGGTCGCCCGTGCCAACGCTCCCGAAGATGTAGCTCTGCACCTTCGCGTTCTTCCGCATGAGGTTGTAGACCTCCATGTTCACGACGAGGGTGTTGGCCTGAACGCCCTTCTTTGCCAACCGCTCGAGAGCGGCGAGAATGTCACTTACCGGGTCTGACGCGGAGTTCGACCACGCCGTCGAAAGCGAGGACGTGTTGAAGTTGCTGGAGTTGAAGATCGCAGAGGCGACCCGGCTTTCATGCGCCAACTTGATGTTGCGCAGGAGAAGCTTCGCGATGGTCGCCTCGGTGTCGAGGAACCGCGAGAGGTCTGCCTGTTGCGAGTCGTCCACCAACTCTTCCAGCCCACGATCTTCGCAGAGGTAGGTGTCAGCGGTGAACTGACGGCTGATGCGGTTGTAAGACCCATCCTGTGCCCGTCGTGCGGCGTTCGCGTCAACCCGCATGAGGTGAGCCCCTGCGAGATCCATGCGAAGGTATTGACCCGCCTTCGTTGCCACCGACAAGGGAGGCATGACGAGACCACCGATGAGGCCTTGATCGGCCCCGCCCGCCTGAATGACGGCCTGTTGAATGTCACCACGGAGTGATGCGCTTGTGTTTGCGTACATGGTATTCTAAGCGGTTAGGAGTTGGCGTTCACCCCGAGTGCGACCTCGATCACGTCACCGTCAGCGGTTGCGGCTTCGAGTGCGATCCCGATTGCGAGGTTTGCGGATGTCGTTGTTGCAAGCACTTTTCCAGATGCCGCGGGAAACACTGCTGCCCCTGCGCTGATGACGCCCCCGGCTCTCATCTCGTGAGTGCCTGATGCGGTGTTGAGTTTGACCGTGACGATTCCGTTCGCGGGTGCGTCACCGATTGCGACGCCGAGAGCGGTTCCGTTAGGTGCCCCCGCCGCTACGGCGAGGCCAGAAGAGAGGGATACACGCGTTCCGACCGTGATGGCCGAAGCCCCCACGGGGAATGCACGGAACCCTGAGTCATTTTGTGCCATGGTTTTGTGTGTTGGGTTTTATGCTTTGAGGATTCCCTGCGCGACGAGGTGGTTCCTCATGGCCTCGGGGTTTTTCCGGAGTTCGGAAAAGTCGGTGACCTTTGCGGGTGCGGCTTCTTCGGCTTTGATGCCGGGTGCCACGGGTCCGAAAGATTTGATGAGAGTTGTGAGTGCCTCGAACTTGGTTTCGACGGCTGAGAGAATCTTGTTCTCAACGGCCTCGAAAGCGGCTCCCGCGGCCATCTCAGCGGGTGCCTCTGGCATCTCGGGAGCTTCGGGAGTTTCTGAGGTTTCTTCTGCGACGAGGCTTGCGAGCATCGCCTTGATTTCGTTCACCGCTGCCTCAACGGCGCCGAGTCGTTCTTCAACGGACGGTGCGCTCGGCTCGGCGGCCATTGCTTCGGGTTTTGGTTCTTCCTGCATAGGAGTCTCAACTTTCTTTTGCTCATCAACTGTGGCCTCAAAAAGCCCGTCGGGGTTCGCTGCTGGTTCGTCCACCAAGTCCACCGAACGAAGACGAGTGCAGCGTGCCATCTGCTGACCATTCGCGGCTTCTGGCTTGCCCTCGAACGCGATTGAAAGCCCCACGGCCTCCGGTGTCTTCTGCGCGATTTCGAAGATGAAATCCCGTCGGGGTGAGGAGGATAGAAGTTCGAGGTCTGCGAGCACCTTGTCCTCCTCGATGCGAAAGTTGGTCAACCGTCCCACGATCTCCTCAACGCCTGAATCGTGCCCGACCTTCACCTTGATTCCGTTCTTGGCCCCGTTTCCGCACTTCACGACCTGCGCGAGCGTGGTCTCATCCACGATGAGGTCGTGCCCCTTCGCGATGCCCTTGGTGATGACGCTGACGCCGAAGATGGTCGATTTCTCGGCGTCGATGCTCGTCGGGTTCAGCGTTTGGAAACGTGTGGTCTTCATGCCTTTCGGATTCGTGTTTCGAGTTTGCGCTTGTTCGCGTAGTAAGCGCGGATTGCGGCGATTGCTTCCTCTTTCGTCTTGTGGTGCGAGACGACCGATTCGTTTGGAATAGTCTTCACCTTGACCCAGCCTGTTGGGGTTTTGCGGACGGCGTATGGCATCAGCTTTCAGCTTTGTTGAGTCGCTCCACGATTGAGGTTGCCCACGTCTGTCCAGCGTCCCCGCCCCATCCGTCCCATGCCTGACGCCCCT